GGAAATATCAAACCGAGCAGGTATACCAAAAAATAGAAATGACTAAGGGGTTATTATGGCAGATCATGATGCAATCAACAACGTACGGCGTAAAATAAATGAAGTAATGAAAAAAACCGACGAACGAATTGTGGTCGGGTGGCGCCCAGCGTTAACAGAAGTAAGAAAAGATGGTGACGTATGGGAAGGACTTGATGGACGTAAATGGACAATGAAAAACGGAATTAAACAAACGGTTACGAAGTTAGATTTAGCAAAAACTCCGTGGTTCTGTCCAGTATGTAATCAAGCAATGGGTCATCGGTTAGACACAAAATTTTGGATGATGCAAGGTAAATGTATGGATTGCATTATCAAAGAAGAAACAGAAATTCGTCGTCAAGGAAAGTGGGAAGAATATGAAAAGAAAAAACTTCAACAAAATTACGTGGCGTCATTGAAAGATCATATTAATCAATTACAAGATTATCATGATACCGTCTCATCTCCATCATTTGTACACGCAGACAACGAACGTATTTTAATGATTGAAAACTGGGAAGTTAATATAGAAAAAATTAAGCAAGATCTACGAACCGATATTGCAGAACTCACAACACACCTCGCAGAGTGTGAAGCGGAGATGATCAAAAATGGAACGAGTAATTGAATCTCTTAGAAAATTAATAAAGGATTTTAATAAAATGCCACAAGTAACTCAACTTGTTGTGGCCGGTGCATTGGTGTTCATTGCATTTAACATGGGACAGTGTAATAGTGACTCCCAGTTGAACAAATTTAAAGCAGAGTTTTCTGTGTTACAAAAAGAAGCAACGGACACAAAAGAATTTGCGGACTCGGTAAAATTAGATGTAAACCGACTAACGGGTGAATCAAAGAAAAAAGATTCGGTGATCACACGATTGGCAATTACGATTGATTTTACAAATAAGCAACGAGCACAGTTGAAGGGAAATCTTACCAAACTAGAAGATAGCCTACGCACAGTGAAGGATACGGCAGAATTAGTTGCAATACAAAATGGTATGATTTATAACTTACACGAACAAGTATCCAGTGCAGAATCCGTAATAGAAAAACAAAAAGATATTATAACTAATCAACAATTTAAAATAACTAAACTTGATAGTGCAGTGGCGTTGGCAGCACAACGGGGTGATAGTTTACAAACCGTGGTGACTAAATTAGCCAATATGCCAAAACCGCCACGTCAGTGGATTAGTGCAAAAACTGCCGGTATGATTTCGTTTGCTGCAGGTATCATCATCGGAGATCAGTTGGGAAGGAGATGAAATGTCGCAAGATCTAAAAGAAATTATTAAACAAGAATACAAAAAATGTGCACTTAATCCCGCATACTTTTTGTCTAAGTATTCCTACATTCAACATCCGACACGAGGTCGGATGTTGTTTGATTTATATCATTATCAAAAAGATGCATTAAAAGATTTTGATGAACACAATTATAATATTGTTCTCAAAGGTCGTCAAATTGGTATTTCCACATTAGTTGCCGGATATTCTCTGTGGTTGTTATTATTCCACCGCGATAAGAATGTTCTTGTTATTGCAACGAAACAAGAAACTGCAAAGAACTTAGTAACGAAAGTCCGATTCATGCACCAAAATCTTCCCGTGTGGTTACGAGGAAGTGTATTGACTGACAATAAATTATCACTTCAATTTGCTAATGGATCGCAGATTAAAGCAGTGGCAAGTAGTAAGGACGCAGGTCGTTCTGAAGCATTGTCTCTTCTGATTCTTGACGAAGCTGCATTCATTGATGATGCAGAAATTATCTGGACCGCTGCATCATCTACGTTATCTACGGGTGGTAAAGCAATATTATTATCAACACCAAATGGTATTGGTAATTTCTTCCATAAAATGTGGCAACAAGCAGAATCAAAATCAAACGGCTTCAATCCCATTCTGTTAGATTGGAAGGTACATCCAGAACGTGACCAAGCATGGCGTGATCGTCAAACGGAATTAATGGGTGAAATGGAATCATCACAAGAACATGATGCGTCATTCATCTTCTCCGGTAATACTGTGGTTCCACCCGATATTATTGAATTTTATAAAAAGACGTACGTACAAGAACCAACCTCTAAACAAGGATTTGATGGTAATTTATGGCTGTGGGAATATCCAGTAGCAGGAAAATCCTACGTGGTCTGCGCAGACGTGGCTCGTGGAGACGGAGAAGATTATTCTACGTTCCATGTTATTGATGTAGAAAATTCAACACAAGTGGCAGAATACAAAGGAAAAGTAGAAACCAAACAATTTGGTAATATGTTGGTATCTATTGCGACAGAATACAACGATGCCCTATTAATACCCGATAATAGTTCTATTGGGTGGAATTGCGTTCAACAAATTATTGATCGTGGATATCGTAATCTATTTTATATGTCCAGAGATTTACAGTATGTGGATGTGGAGCACCAAGTAACTAACAAATACTATCGGGATGAACGGAATATGGTGCCTGGGTTTATGATTTCTCAACGAACCCGTCCATTGATTATTGCTCGGTTAAAAGAATATATGTTAGATAATTCGTTTACTATTCGGTCAAGTCGTATGATTGCAGAGTTAGAAACTTTCATTTGGAAAAACGGTCGCCCTGAGGCTCTACAGGGGTATAACGACGACTTAGTATTGGCGCTATGTATTGGGTTGTGGGTACGTGATACCGCGCTTAGATTACGAATGGAGGGGATAGAGCTAACTAAATTAGCACTGGACAAGACTTCATACAGTACGGTACCGTTTGTTCAACGAGGTGTTCCTCAAAATAATCCATATGAGATGCCAATTAATGGAAATCAAACAGAAGATATTACATGGTTAATCGGATAATTTTGTAGTATTAAGAAATAGAATTATATTTATATACTGATATACGTTATCTACTCTGCGGAGATTTGTATGAAGCGTAGTGAACTAGAAGAAATTATTATGGAAGAACTCTATAAAACGTTACACGAAGAACGTTTTATGAACGAACAACCATTGAACGAAAAATCGGTCCCAGAACCATATGACAGAAAAAATCGTCGTAGAATGAATGGTTCGCAAATAGCACGTCGGGACACGATAGGGAAGGGAATGAAAAAAAATAAAAAAGTCGTTGCCAAATTTAAAAAAGATCATGGCGCCGATTGGGAATCTTATTTATGGGCAACTGCAACAAGTAGAGCCATTAAAGGCGGAGAAGACTGATGATTAGATTAACAGGGTTGGTAGACTTACAAGCAATAAAGACATTTAGAAGTTCGGCGGATATTGATGAAACCTTAGATCCAGTGGGCAAGGAAGATAAGGACGTTGATAATGACGGTGATACAGACGAAGCGGACAAGTATTTAAAAAATCGTCGTGGTACAATTGCAAAGAACGTGAACGAAGAAGAATACGATACTGAACGAGATGCTAGAGACATGAGAAGTCTGTTTGGGACTAGTGACGATGACGACGACCGTCCGCATAGAGGTTCTGCTTTTTCAAGTCGCCGTCGTTCTGCCGCCCGACGTACGCAACAACCGCTACCGCAAAGAGCGCCAATTGCACAACAACCTGCACAAACACGGGATACTTTATTACAACAAAAGGTAAAGTACACGGATACGTCGGGTAAAGAACATGAAGCAACAGTTAAGTCATTGTTAGGATATCCAAAGGACCACCCAGGGCGTAAAATTGCCGCAAGAATGTATGCACAACATATGGCTAAAACAAGAACTACCCGTGAAAATATAAATGAGCAGGATGAAGAAAATCCTATGCCATCCAATGACCACGAAGTTTCAATGGCAAATAATTCGTTGGATACGATTATTCAACAAGCCAATGAATTAAAATCCAAACTCGGTGAAATGGAAAAAGATATTCCTGCATGGATTCAAGATCATATTACAAATGCGGCAAATTATATTGCACAAGCAGCAAATAATTACCATGAACATAATACACCGGACGAACCGCAGCCAGACCAACCTGATCAAGAAGCAATGAATGAATCGGTGAAGGGAATGAAAAAACATAAAAAAATTGACAGTCCCTTTGCATTAGCACAATATATGAAAAAACAGACGCATACATCACGTAAGGGAAAGTAACATGGAACAATTAGGTAAGTTTCTTGGAACCTTGATGTCTAGTCGTAATCAGGCGCATATTTTTCATTTACAAACGCCGTCGTTTGCTGCTCACAAAGCATTAGACGATTACTATGGTGGAATCATTGATCTCATTGATTCGTATGCAGAAATGGCACAAGGACGATATGGTATTATTCGTGGATATCAAATGACGGGACAACTAATGGAAGATGATTCCTCATTAAAATATTTTATGGGATTACAAAAGTTCGTGGATGGAATTCGTACACAACTTCCACAAGACGGCGAACTTAATAATACCGTGGATGAAATTTCAGGATTAATTTCCAGTACCATATATAAACTTAAATTCTTGAAGTAATTATATGAAATATACAGAATTTTTTAAGGAATATGCGGGTGATACATTCTCTGCACCACAACCAGATTTTGATAAATATGATGCAGTGTCTAATTCAAAGGCAGATCCAGACAAAACATTAACGGGAAGATTTACCGATCCGTCTGTTGGATTAAATGAAAAAGCACCGTGTTGGAAAGGATATACACAATATGGCATGAAAGATAAAAATGGTAAGCAAGTACCAAACTGCATTCCCATTCAAGAAGCAGAAGAAATGGATACTATTGACGAGTATTGCTCGTCGTGTCTTGCAGAATACATGTTAGCACACGAAAATGTTCTTGAAGAAGCAGAATATCATGGTCGTAAAGTGTCAATTGGTAAGCCATTTAGAACACCAAATGGACCTAAAAAAACTTCTGTGTATGTGAAAAATAAAAAAGGAAATGTTGTAAAAATTAATTTTGGCGATCCTAACATGAGAATAAAGAAAAGTATTCCAGGTCGCAGAAAAAGTTTTAGAGCACGACATAACTGTGCAACAGCAAAAGACAGAACCAGTGCAAGATACTGGAGCTGCAGAGCTTGGTAGTATGGCATTAGTATACAAAATAACCAATTTGGTTAACGGTAAATGTTATATAGGATACACAACACGATCGGCGTCCGAGCGTTGGAAGCAGCACGTGCATAGGTCAACGAAAAATTTAAATGTAAAATTTGACAACGCATTGCGAAAATATGATATTTCTAATTGGAATGTTGAAATTTTAGAAGAAAATTTAAGTGTTGAATCTAGTAAAATACAAGAAAAATATTACATCAACTTGTTTGATTCATATAATCTAGGGTATAATTCAACATTAGGTGGTGACGGAAATAACGGAATTGTAATGTCGGAAGAATCAAATAAAAAAAGAAGTGATGCACTAAAGGGGAAGCAGAAAAATTATGATAGAATGCACGGAAAACGCCATGACGAAGAAACTAAATTAAAAATGTCTATGGCCCACCGTGGTATGAAAAAATCTTGGATTAAATGGTCAGATAAGCAAATATTTAAACGAGCATTAACCCGCAGATCTTTGGCTCTAGAAAAATATAATCAGTTACACGAATTAAAATCACAGGGATATACTCGTAAAGAAATTAGTGAAAAATTACAAGTATCATTTGATGTTGTAAAAAAGTGGACAAACAGACCGTGGGAGTTACAATGATCAGACTTCGTGATTTACTTACCGAAGAAACGTCTAAAAAAGAAACTCCCTACGTAAGTGGTGATACTTATATAGGTAAGGAAGAAGCAATGCGTGTTTATAAAAACATGGGATACGACTTTGATCCAAATGAATTTTATACAGGTATGAACGTTGAATTGGAACACCAAGATGTTACCGAAGGAAGTTTAACAAAAACCGCAATGATTGCAGCAGCACATCTTCGGGAAATCCCAGATTATTATACTAAATTAAAACAACATGTAGAACTAAAAAAAGTCACACAAGAAGACGGTGCCCCAACAGGTGGGATTGGATTAAATCTTCCAGGTGGTTATATTAATGCAGCACCGAAACCCAAAGATGTGAAAAAGATGCGGACGCATCTCAATAAGGAGAAATAATAATGATACGTCTTAAAGATTTATTGGTTGAAACCGTGGAAAATCGTATCAACTTGATGAAAGTTCAAACTATTATGGAAAAGTTATATCCAGAAGTAACATCGGAACAATCAAAGAAATTAATGGAACTGTGTACGGAAGTACATATGATGGCTTCCCAACTAAATACTATTCCTTATATTAGAACAGACAGTAGTTTGCTTGAATGGAAACTATTAGTTACCGTGTTCAAGGCGAAGGTAAGTGAATTAAAAGAAGAAGTTGTCAAGGTATGTGAAGATAAAAAGTTAGATTCAACTACGGTAGTAAAAGCACTTGACGAAGTATTAACATATTAAGTGAGGTTTTATGGCAGACACTAGTGTTTTCGGCAGACTAAAAAAACTTTTTTCTACAAACACGATTGTTCGTAATGTTGGAGGAAAGAAACTACGTATTGCTGATACTGATCAAATTCAATCATTTGTCAATCGTCGTGGTGTAGATCGTTATCACCGTGTGTACCAATCGGGTACCGGTGGATATGGGTCTGCGCATGGCCGTTATGAAGCGGCAGCGGCTTTCCAAGGTGCACGGTTGCAGTTATTCCGTGATTATGACATGATGGATAACGATCCTATTATTGCCTCGGTTCTTGACATTTATGCAGACGAAAGTACGGTAAAAGACGAGTTTAATCGTATCTTAACGATTAAGACGGATGACTCACAAGTTCAAGAAATTCTCCATAATTTATTTTACGATATTCTTAACGTAGAATTTAATCTGTGGCCGTGGGTTCGTAACATGGCAAAATATGGGGATTTCTTCTTATACTTAGATATTGACCCAGAATATGGAATTGTTAATGCAATTCCTCTTTCCGTATACGAAACCATTCGTATTGAAGGAGAAGAACCTGGCAATCCATTCTCAGTACGATTCAGTATTCAAAATGACTTCTTGGCACTCGGAAAGACTGAGTTTGATAATTATGAAATTGCTCATTTCCGACTATTAGCCGATACCAACTTCCTTCCCTATGGAAAAGCCATGATTGAAGGTGGCCGTCGTGTATGGAAACAACTGCAGCTCATGGAAGACGCAATGTTAATTCATCGTATCATGAGAGCGCCCGACAAACGGAAATTCAAGATTGATATCGGCAATATCCCACCTGCGGAAGTTGAAACCTATATGAATCGTATCATTGACCGTATGAAGAAAATCCCGTTGGTTGATCCAAGAACAGGTGATTACAATCTTCGGTATAACATGCAAAATATCACAGAAGATTTCTATCTTCCAGTGCGTGGCAAGGATAGTGGAACCGAAATTGAAACCATGCAAGGATTGCAGTTCAATGCAATTGAAGACATTGAATATCTCCGTAAAAAATTACTTGCGGCATTTAAAGTACCCAAGTCCTTTATTGGGTACGAAGAAGATATTAATGGTAAAGCAACCTTGGCGGCACAAGATGTACGATTTGCACGAACTATTGAACGCATTCAACGCATCATGGTATCGGAACTTACCAAGATTGCCATCATTCATTTATATGTCCAAGGATTTACAGATGAAAAGCTCGTCAACTTTGAACTCTCGTTAACAAATCCTTCCACATTATACGAACAAGAAAAAATTAATATCTGGAAAGAAAAGTTTGGATTGGCGAAGGACATGACAGGTGGGCAAGCAATTCTTCTTTCACAAGATTGGGTGTATAATAATATCCTTGAAATGTCAACCGATGACATTGTGGTAGAACGAAAGAAAATAATTGAAGACATCAAACGTCAACAAGAACAACAAGCTGCCGCACAACCACCAACGCCCGAACAACCACCAATACCAGGTCAGCCACCGGAAGGAGCGCCAGTAGACGCACCTCCATCTGACGCAGGGAATGAACCCGTTGATTCAGAAGAACAACAAATTGATGACGTCGACAAAATTCTTTCTAGTTTAGAAGCCATGGATGAGGATGACTCCGAACTGGAAGAAATGTTAGTGAAGAATAAAGGCGGTCGGCCCCGAGAGGGATTAAAGTTTGGTACCGATGCACATCCGCTTGGTCGTGATCCATTAGGACACAAAGAACATAAAAAAGTTACTAAAAGAACACTTTCCAACGAAACCAAGACGTTTTTGGGCGCATTACAAAAAAACGGCGTAAGTAAATACAGACAAATTATATCAGAAACTTCTCTAAGTGACGAAAACTAGAAGGTTACCGATGTTTCAAGATATTTACTTATATATGGTGGTTGTTTACTCGTCTAATACGGATAACATATGAACATTAAGCATAACAAAATAAAGAACACCGGTATATTGTTTGAATTATTAGTACGCAAGGTGGCATCAGACGTACTCGACGGCAAATCCGATAGTTTTGCGGTAAAACTTATGCGTGAGCATTTTCACTCAAAAACAGAACTCGGTAAGGAATTACAATTATACCGTTCCTTTTTTAATTCAAATGTTCTTTCCGAAGGAAAAGCATTTAATATGTTGGAACTAGTACTAGAACGAAGAAGTACATTAAATGAAAAAATATTAGAAGCACAAAAATTTCTTCTAATTAGAGAAATTAAGCAGCACTGTGATTTAAAGCAGTTTATGGCAGGGAGAGTTCCTTCGTATAAAGTATATGCATCGGTTTATAAATTGTTTGAGTCGGTTACCAAGGTTGACGACCATGCTGCAATTATGCAAATTAATGAGATGATGACTGCTCGGTTTGTCATTGTAGAACATTTAAAAGGCGCCCTCAAGGAAGAAAAGATTATTAAGGAAACTGCTTACTCGGAAGTTCTAAAAGAACAACCTGAAGAAATTCGTTATCTGTCATATAAGTTTTTATTAGAACGGTTTAATGAAAAGTATAGCAACTTTAGTGATAAACAAAAGAATTTATTGCGCGAATACATCAATAATGGAACGGATCTTGAAAAGTTCGGGAAGTATGTTTGTGAAGAAGCCAAGCAATTAATTCAGAGAATCAAGAAAAACTCCCATAAAATTAAAAATGAAGTTACTAGAATTAAAATAAACGAAGTTGCTTCACAATTACAAAATATTCAAACAAAAACCGCAGTAAAAGACAATTATATTACTGCATTATTAATTGCTTATGAAATTTCACACGAACTAGATTCGTTGAGTTAATTTATGATACATGAAGAAAAACTCCGTGAAATTATTCGGGAACTTATTGAAAATGAATTAAATGAAATTAGTACATCATCGGGCGCCGGTGCGTATTTAACACCCAACGCATTTGTTGGTGATAAAAAAACAAATACTAATCACATTCAACAAATTGCAAAACGTATTGGGTATACCTTAACCAAACGTGGTGCGGAAGCAACTGGGAAAGGTGATAAGTTGAATGAAAATTATTATGCCTACCGTAACGATCCAAATAAACTTCCACACCAAAAGATTGGGGAAGCCATTTCTGCTATTAATAAGCAATTGAAAATGATGGAACGTGCATTACATTATAACAATCGTTTAAAAAGTGAATATGGGATTAGTAATGAATCTTTGTGGAAAAGAACACAACAACAAATGACTAAACTGGAAGCACGACTCATGGAAATGGCTCGTCGCCTTCGTGAGATGCGAGGATAATATGGCACTTCTTTGTGAATATACTGAACTTCAATACGATAGAAATATCTTATTAGAATCTATTGATGGTAATAAACCACTGGTTCTAAAAAATGTCGTATTGCAACGTGCAAATTCTAAAAATCAAAACGGGCGTGTATACCCAAAAGAAGTTTTGATGCGTGAAGCGGCAGTTTACAAACAAAATTTCGTAAACCAACGAAGAGCGTTAGGTGAATTAGACCATCCAGAGTCACCCGTTGTCAATTTAAAGAACGTGTGTTGCAATGTAGTTGGATTATGGACCGATGGCGATGATGTCCGTGGTGATATTGAAATTCTTACCACACCAACGGGTAATATTGTGCGTGAACTCATTAAGAATAATATTCGGTTGGGTGTGTCCTCTAGAGGAATGGGGTCCGTGCGACAGATGGAAGAGAATACGGTAGAAGTACAGGAAGATTTTAGTTTAATTTGTTTTGACATTGTGTCAAATCCTTCCACATTTGGGGCTTTCATTAACGAAAGCGTGGATTCAAAAGTTGTTACCCCATATGATACGATTGATAAGTTGGTTCACGATTTCTTAAGCGAAGTTAAATAAGGAGAATTATATGTTAGTATTATTATGTTTCGTTGTTGCTGTTTTGATAATTGCATGGTTTGTTATGAAAGACGTAAATACACCGTTGGCCGACAAACTTTCGGACAAACTTTCTGCTCATACTAAAAAAGTTGAAGAAGTGATTGCACCGGTTGTAATCGTTGACACACCGAGCGCAGTCAGTAGTAAGGTTACAAAGGCCTCTACTCCAAAAACAAAAAAGATAACTGCCAAGGTCGTAGACAAGTCTAAAAAGCCACGTGGACGTAGAAAGAAGACGGATTAATTCATGCCATCGGTCAGTAAACAACAACAAAAATTATTTGGTTTAGTACACGCGTATCAGCAGGGAAAAGTTCCTGCTGATAAGGTGAGTACAAAAATTAAAAAGATTGCTAAAAGTATTTCCCCCGAAGACGCAAAGAAATATGCGTCTACATCCCACGCCGAACTCAAAGAAGTATTACATACTATTTTACATTCACCAAAATATACTGAATTAACCTTGTCAGAAATTGTGAAAACACAAAATCCGTCT